GCATCTTCGTCGGCCTTGTGATCGAAGGCGGAAAACCCTTCATCGATGCGACCTTGAGGCGTCATCTTGCTGCCGGGAACGCCGGTCATTTTCTCGAAGAGGCGACCAAAGATAGAGTCCTTGGCAAATCCGCTGGTGCCAGCCTCGTGATACTTGCGAAGCGACTCGCCGATCTTATCGATTGATGCCGCGAAGTTAGAGATCATGTGAGCGGCAGGCTCACCAAATTCATTGGTAAGGTCGATGCCGAAACCTTTGAGGTTCATATCCAGCTTGGTGAACGCGTCATCAAGATCGTGCAGAACCTTCATATTAGTCGGATGGTTTTTCTCGAAATTGAAGCCTTCCTTCATCGCTTCATTAAGGTCTTTGAGACTGCGTGTTGCGAACTCGGCAGGTAAACCCAGAAACTCCAGCCATTTGCGTTTCTGGTCTGGCGGAACGTTGTGCTTGGCCATGAACGTCATCACGGCCTGAAACTGTTCAGCGCGAGTGCGAGCGCCAGCCAGCGCTTGAGCGATACTCTCGCCCATGTTGCTGAACTGGTGATTGATATCGTTCAGCTCTTCGGGATCATGACGGGCGATCTTGTCCATGTGCGATCCGAAAGCTGCAATTGCAGCGTTCGCGCGCTCTGGCGCGATGCCGAGACTTTGAAATGCAGCGCCCATTGCGCCAACGAAGCGCGCAGATACTCCACCACGGATCGCAGCGTCGTTGAATACCTTCCAACTTTCGCCAGCTCCGCGAAGATGCTCCACAAACTTTGCGAGGGTTTCGCCAACGGAGGCAAAGCTGATGCCGAGAGCGGCAAAGGTCGGCAGAACAGAGTCTGCAGCGAAGTCCTTGAGCTTGTTCATCCGCTCATGAAGCTCTCGGATTTCCTTGCTGTGCGCTCTCGCTGACTTGCTTGCCCTCTCATGTGTGTGTTCGGCATCGTGACCAAACTTTTTGAAGGACTCGCGGATTTTCTTTAACGTGTCGGAGGATTTGTCCTCCACCTCCGCTACTAGCTTCATTACTTCCTGTTCAACACCCAACGTATCATTCCTTTTGTTGCATCAATTTTAGCTGCTCTGCAGTTTGTCGATACAGCTCTGCAATCTCATCTTCCGGTTTATTTAGGAAGATGTACGGGTCGCACTTGTAGATAAGCGCGAGCTGCAAGCATGAGCTGACCAATGCCTCTACAGAGCTGGAACGAAAAAAGGCGTGATCGTCCATGCCAGAGTGATCAAGTCCTCTGGATCAAGCTTCGTGAGCGACGATGACGGCACATTCGCGAGACGTGCAGCCATTTCGACGATCTTGGGGTAATCGTGTTCTACGGTCGGCGGACTGGTGAACGGTGAGAACTTCACCGGATTGCCAACGGCGACGAGATCAGCGCCCATAGGCTTCCTGATCTTGAGAACGCTAATCTCCTCGCCGTATGCGAGGATAGGAGTGCGCAAAGCAAACTCGATATCGGACTTAACTTCGGTTTTAACTTCTTCTGACATTGGATGATCCTCAAAAGGTGGGGATGATGATTGTGATTGAAAAAAATGCGGAGGCGACCGGGAAAGGCTAACCGATCGCCTCCGCGCTCAGGCTAGAATGAGGACGACTCCTGCATGCGCCCCAAGAAAAACGCTGCAGGCAACACTCTAACCAAACTGAATTGAAGGGAAGCGCAATGCGGAGACGGCGCGGTAAACCGCCGCCTCCGCTGCGCATCACCGGTCGTGAGCCGCCCGACCGGGAGCAAACGAAACGCGATGTACACCCACGGATCAAGGGAGACGACCCCATGGTCCGACGTATTGGGGACGAATTACACCGCGTTCGTTATTGGTTTGCTTCGATGATCTCGGTGACCTGTCTGCCGGTCAAAACGGATCGAGCAAGCAAGGCATCGACGAGCGCGCGGAATGCTTGCTCGTGTTTGCGTAGCAGATGTTCTGCTTCGATCTCCGCAGCGCGAATGATCAATGATCGAGCATTGACGTTATCGGTTAGAGATGCGGCGTAGTCATTGACCTTGCGCTGATCGCTACCTCGAAGCCCTCGACCTTCGCCGAGATGGATAACCTCGCCAGCGTTGCCGCCGACTAGTTCAACGATACGAGAGTAGTAATCGTGATCGCTTTCGAGATCGCCGATATCGCCAGAGCATCGACCATTTATAGTGCGACCGTCTTGGCGAATAGCCACAACAGATACGCGATCGATTGTGCGACCGTGGCACCATCGAAGTATGGCGTGCGCGGCTTCGTGGCAGGCAACTCTGTGTGCTTCACGAACATCGGCAACCCTGCTGTGTAATGGCATCATTTCATAAGGCGACCGACCATGCGACCGACCATGCGCTGACGGGCACGCATGCGGATGCGAGCTTCCGCACGAGCGAGCGCATCGCGATTGTACTCCGGATCAACATGACCGCTTGCAGCTCGAAAGACCGCTGAACTGTCGGCGGGAACGGAAACGAGCGAAAGCTCCATCAATTCGAAGCGGGTCGCCCATGCAGTCACTGAACCATCGCTCGGAATGCGATCGTGAGCGGGATCAAGTTCGCGACCTTCTTCATCTTCGAAGCGCCAACGGGAAACGACATAGCCGATGGATGTTCCGGGGACCATTCCGTTTGCGACTAATTCCATCGCATCATTGCCGCGCTGGGTCTTGGCGAACTCGATAACGCCGATCATTTCGCCGTTCTGAAAGCGAACAGATTGGACACGTCCTAAGATGTTGCTCAAACCAGATTGCTGATGCGAGTCGAGCAGTGCGACGCCTCCGCGCTGCATGCGACCGAGATCAACGGAGCTGGGAGAAATTTTCAATCGCTCGACGTACAGACCGCGATCAACTGGCGATCCGGTACTCATTACGACTTCCGCCGTGCGTTCGGATGGATTGAACGATTTGGGCGAAGCTGCCGTCTTAGCGAAACGCTTCTCAGCGCTACGCCGTGCGGTCCAAGGTGTGTTGGTCATTTGCTGTTTATCCCGATCAGAAGCCTGCGAAGGTTTGCGTGATCACGCCGTTGACCCGCTCAACCATCTGAGCATCCTGACGATGCTGATCGAAACCGAATGCGACTTTCATCTGCTGCAGGTTCTCGTCGTCGAGATCAACAATCCCGGTCACAGTGGGATGAAGCGAGACGATGCCACGACCGACGTTATGTTTCTTCCATCCGGGAGAACCAACAGCACACGCATAGCCAAGACGTTCGGCCTTGTCGGCGGTAGCGGTCGGCATATCAGCCGTGGACTGTTTCGCTGCGGCCTTCACTTCGGTGCCGTGCCGCCATTTCACGTCGGCGAGCACCAGCATGCGGCGGGTCTCGATCGCGGGTTTCGCGACGACTTCGACGGGAGCGGGAGCATGCTCAACCTGCATCGGAGGCGCGATGCTGCCATTCCTGAGACCGTCGATCAGGGAATTGACTTCGGCTTCGGCATGATCGAGAGCGCCCTGCAGGTCGGTCGGAAGCATGGTGACCAAATCACTGACCTGCCTGACGAGAAACGAGTCCGAAACCAGCGGTTCGCACGCCTTGCGGAGATCAGCCAGCGCCTTGGATGTCGCAGCGGTGGCGCTGGCGAGCTTCTTCAATGCGGCTCCCTTATCCGTAGCGGTCTGATCGGCAAGCTGCATCCTGTCGGCTTCGGCATGCTCTGCAGTTGCCTTGACGATCTCGGCATCGATCAGGCTGAGCGCGGTCTCGCGGCTCTTGATGCGGTCCTTTAGTGCAGCGCTCTTTTTGAGGCTCGTCGCCTCACCCGCTTCGTCACCGCCTGCGAACAAGCGCTGTGATTGCTCGTCGAGAGCGATCAACGCACCGCGATCATCAGTGATCGATGATGCCATTGCAGCGCGCCGGGCCTTCATGGCGTCGAGCTGATCGGCGAGTTGCTTAATGGTGCGCACGGAGCTGTCGCCCGTGCTCAAGAAGATGTTGGTAAAAATTCCCATTTACGATGTTCCTTCGAATTGGCTGGCGTTTGAATGAGGTCTCTACCTATGGGGGGCGGCAGGAAATCACCCTTCGTAAGCCATTGAGTTCATTGAAGTTCGGTATTGTGGTACGGTCAAATCCGCCTTCGTCCGGCCTTCCGATTTCTCGAAATGGCATCCTTGAGCTGGTCAACGAACCGGGCCATCGCGGCGGCGATCTCGGCTCGCGGGATCATGTCTTCAAGTAGAAAGCGTGCAGCCGGTACGAACTCCCGCTTGATGCGCTCGTCCATTGCATCCGCCCGATACATGACCAGTCGCGAGGCGTGATCGCTGATCAATTTTGCCATCATGCGGCTAGTGCGCAGACGTTTGGCGGCATCAAGAGATGGCAACCGACGACTGGTTTCCGCCATCCGGTCGCGTTCCATGGCATCGCCGCTATCGGGTTGCCGTCCCTCATGGTGCGGATATCGCGGGCTTGGCCCATGATCAACCGTGATGCGCGGGCAGTGATCGTATGATCTTGCGCCGGGATCATCCTCTGCGGAGAATGCGTCTGGCTCGGATGTTGTGTAGCGAGTGGTATCGGTCACTGCGACGCCTCATGGGCGGCCTTCTCAGCCTCAGTAACCGGCCCTCCAGCTTCAACGGCACGGGCAATGTGACCATCGGCGATCGAGTTCAGAACAGCGCGCATATGCCGATCGAGTTCGCGGTGTATCGAGGCGCGGTCCAGACCGACGAGCCTGTGAGCGAGCTGTCCGGGAGTGGAGAGCAGAAGCTCGCGTAATGCCGTCATCGATCGCGCCAAGGCGACCTTGAGGGTTGAGATCGGCGCGTAGCCGGAGTTAGCCCGCTTGGCTTCGCCTTCCGCCTGCTCTGCCTTGGCCGTAAGCAGGCGAGCACGGGCTGATGCGATCGGGTCTGCTGCTTCTGACCGGCCAGCAGCAGTCTCCCGAAGATGCCTGATATAGGAGAGGCGAACATCGGCCAGCACGTAGCCACGCTCAGGCTGGCGGCCGACTACCCCACGATCAATCAAATCGTGAAAGTTACGCCGGTTCAGGTCCAGATGTTGCGCACACTCTGCAGCGGATGCTTTTTCGCCGCGCAAATGCTTGACGTACTCGCGAACCACGTCGGACAAGCGATACTTGACAGGGCTTGTCGTCACAGGCGTGACGATCTTCATCCGCCGCAGCTTCGTGAGTTCCGTGGTCTCGACGCACAGCAAGCGCGCCGCTAATTCCTCGCTGATCATGCCAGCGTCTTGCGTTGTTTCAGTCATAGGTT